GGCTTCATCGTCATACGGCCATGATTGCCTACAACGCAAGGAACATGAACTGAGCCAAACTCGTCTGCGATAGTTTTTAAGCAGGCCGCAAGTTGGTCCGCCCAGTAAATAGCGGTTCCTGCTGCGGTGTCCTCGTTTGTCTCCGCCATGTCATGGATAGTTCCTGACACTAAATCTCCGCCTAAGAAAATAACGGCTCCTTCTATTTCCACTCCGGTCAAGTAGTCGCGAGTGATAGAAATAACTCGCTCGGCGTAGCGTCGTAATCGTTGTTCTGCGATTTCTCTAGAGTAAGCATTTATGAAGTTTATTTCTGCTGGGTTTACTACTTCGTCAAAATGGCTGTCTGAGAGAATCGAACAAACGATGCCCTTATGCTTGGCAGACTTCTTGGGAGGCTTTAGCCACTTGGGCGGTTTAAGTTTGCGCGATGAAAACTCCGCTAGTAGTTCTAGTTTTTCATTATCGTCAAGTGTTGTGCGAATAACTTTTCGCGCTATCGCTAGTTCTTTTTTTGTGCGGTCTAACTCAGCGCGTACTAGTTCGGTCTGCTCGGCTTCAGCAAACTCCTCAAGCGGTTTGCGATTCACTTGAATCCATGCTGATTGCGTTTGTGAGTCGTTATTGCTTTATGACTAACCTCTTCGGCTGTGTATCCACACTCGCCGACTAGCCACTTAGCGATTCCGGCTGCGCCAATGCGAGACATCGTTTTCATTGCGTTTGTGATTTCATCACACTCTGGAATAGAGCAGACCCAACACTCTTGATAGACATTTTCTTCGGCCACAAACTGACCCAAACTCCTGCGAGTTGTCATCTAAGCAAGTCTAATCTTTTGCCGAAGCAAGTTTCGGTTATTGTGGCGCTTTCAGGTTTCCTTCGATTTGCTCTGCTGCCAACGAGCGAAGCGGCTCCGCAATGCTGTCTAGACGCTTTGTAGCAGCCTCTAGGGCGTCTAAGCGGGCTTCTAGCGGGCTTGTTGAGAGGTCTGCCACCTCAGGCTCGGCAAACGATGCGACTAAAGATGTCTGAGTTCCGTCGGCCTCAATGTGAAAGAGTGATGAAGCGACTACTGGAAACCCGGGAACATTTACTTTTAACGCTGCTACTAGTTCTAAGTTGCCAGCCAATGGTCGCCAGTCTCCGCTAAGTCCGCCTCCTCCTCGTAGAGTACGCATTTCTTCGTCAGTTACTGTGCTTCTTAAAGCGCCAGCAATCCAAACTCCGAACTCATCTTCGCCTACCGCTACATCAGCAACGGCGGTGCAAGTGTTGTCGTAATGACTGACTGCTGAAGAGGCGTTTGCTTTTGCGTCAGCGTGTCCGCCGTTCATAGTAACCACGCCAGTACGCACTTCGTCAATGCTATGGTCTGTGCAATCGCAAAGGACTTTAGTTATGCCAGTAGCAAAGTAGGCGTAGTCGCTTTTAGACCGAGGCGGAGCAACGCAAGCGTTCTTGTAGCCGGTGTGGCAAGCGCCCCACGGAGCAAGATGCCCAAAAACTTGACCTGTATCTAAAACAGTCCACGCTGTTCGGCCAGTAAACTCTGGATTGTCGAACCAACTCTTGGGAGGGAATAATGGAGCAGCAGCCACGATGGCTTCAGACTCTACTGGTTCTTCCTCAACAGTTACCTCTACTTCTACTTCGGGGCTTTCTATCTCTACGCCTTCGGCTTCAACTGGAGGATTCATGTCAGCAAGCCAAATGACTGCTCCAGCAAGAGCAGGAAACGGCACGATAGTCGCACCCATTATTTCGTACTGTAAAAACTTCATCGGTGCTTCAGGGTCATCAGGTTGTTCAATGTTTGCTGCGCCCATGTCGATACTCACAAAGCGCAAAGTTTGCGAACGAAGCAAGTCAAGCACTTGAGCGCCAGCGTCAGTTTGGGTGTCTATTTCTCCGTTAGCGATAATCTTGTCGCCTTGCACGGAGATGCTCTCAATGCGCCCAACTAGAACGCTTCCCGTATGTCCTCCGGTTTCGGTTGAGACCATTTGTGCCATTAGTGGCAACGGCGGATTGCGCCACTCGGCTCCTCCAACCTCAAGCAAGCGTCCATCGCTTGTCGGAGTTCCTTCAACAGCAAGTACCGCGTGGAACGAGTAAACAACTTCAGTTTCTACATTAACCTCGTTGGCTACTGCTGCTTCTTTTTCTGCTGTTTGTAAAGCAATGATTTGAGCGCGAGCGTCAGCCTCGGTTGCGTGACAACCTGCGAGTTCATTGGTGCCAGTTTTTACTACTGCGTAGGGCTTGTCGGCCTCACATGATTCGCTAGATGTTATGTTCCAAGGCATAAAAAACCATCCTGTTTGATTGGGATACTACTTCTTGCGGAAGGCATGAGTCAATCTATTTGTGTTTCGCTCATGTCTACCTCTTCTGCTGCGTCACCTATTAACCGATAAGCGGTGCATTGGCAGTATTCGTGGTCTCCGGGGAAAAAGTGTGAGTAGGAAGGCCAATCTTCGTTGTTGCCAAGAGCGTCACTATCCCAACTCGAAAACTCAACTCCATCTAATCCTTCGTGCGGCAGGTAAGGCCATTGTCTGCTGCCAGCGTCTCCGTAGTCCCAAATGAACGCGTTAGAAAACTCCAGTCCTGCTGCTTCTCTTAGTAGTTCGCCCATTGTGTCGCCGCTAAGAACTCCTGAAAAGCCTTCCGTTACTGCGTCAGGAGCGAGGTTTCCCGTTTTGCCCCGAACGGATACAGCACCACCGCCAGCAGTTCTAAGCGCAGAAGCGAGTAAAGATGGAGGCACGACATGACCGCCGAACTCTCCGCTAACTGGAGTCGGAGCAGTCGGCTCGTAAAGCGCTTTTGCTCCTCGCGTTAAAAGAAGCGCCAGAAGAACTAGCCAACCAGCGTTGCGGTCCTCCTCTTGTTGTTGCGCTATCGCTTCTTCGTTGTAAAAGTCTGTCTCGTAATCTTCGCCTGCTGCCGTAATAGTTTTTCCTAGTTCCTTGTTTACTGCTCTGCGCCCCTCCTCTTGAGCGCGACTAACCCAAGCATCCCATTGTTCCTTAAGGCCGTCGAACGCTCCGCTTAATAAGTCTTCGCTTGTTAAGCCAAGAGAAGAGACGATTGCTGGACCAAGAGTTTGGGCAACATCTATTGACATGACGCTTCTGACGGTGTTGCGAGTCATGCCTGTTTTGTCTTTTGCTGTGGCGGAGCGTATTTTGCTGCCAGCGCGCTCTAACACTTTACGCATTTCGGCGTTTGTCGCAACTAGAAGTCGCTCGGCAAGACCGCTTTCTATTTTTCCAAGACGGGCTGATAGTTTTCGGTAGTTTGGGGCTACTGCTGCTGCTGTAATCGTTTGCGCTGGAGGCTCTGCTGTGACATCCGCAGCGTCAGCCGAACCGTTGTTAGGAGACCCTGTTTTATTAAGAACATCTCTTAGCATAGAGCGCCGTTGTATTTCTTCTTCGTCGGGCATGGCTTCTTCAGGGATTGTTAAAGTAGTTCGTAAATAGGCTCCCGTTACTTCGCCTCGGTCGTAAGCGTCTAGTACGCGGTCTTTAGCATCCGGGTGGCTTACGAGTTCGGAGTTGTCATACCAAAGCCGATACTTACCAACATCTTCAACTCCCATTTGCGCGAGCGCTGGCCGAAAGTAACCCATCGTTAGCGCATCTAGAATAGAAATCGCCGCAGGCTCAACATGAAGTCGGAAGGCTTCTTCTGTGATTTCCCAAGCAGTCCAATGGTTTACATCTGCCTTGCCTGTCAAAACTTCTGCTGGTAAATCAACTGCTGCCGCTAAAGCATTTCGTGCTTCCTCTCTCCAACCCATAGCAGCGTCGTCGATAGTTCTTTCAAAACTTTCGTAGCGTACTGCCGCAATGTCCTCGCGCGCCATGCGAATCAAAAATGGCACAACAGCAGCAGCGCTGTTTGGGTCACTAATCGGAGTTGTGAAATGTTGAATGAGGTCTCTTGTAAGCGGGTCCTCTGTTTCCATACCGTCGCCTTCGTCAGTTGTCGGGTCGGGCGAACCAAACGACGCTTCTTCAGGAATAAATAACGCACCACTAGGCATCCGGCTGCTGGCTGACGCTCTAACCATTGCCGTTAGCAAAACTAAATCTTCGCAAGTTCCTAAAGCCGCGTGTAAAGCGCTATCAGGCATCCCGGAGTAAGCAGGGTGACGAGTCATAATGCGAATCACAAGCGAGTCGTTGTCTAGCACTTCGCACTCTTCAAGGGTTGCCCAAGGAGTCGGTTTTATTGCTAATCTTCCGCGCTCATCAACAACTAAAGCAAGAACACTTTCGATTGTCCAGACTTCAGCGTGGTCGCGTTGGCGCGCTATTAAATACGCTTCACCGGCGATACCTATGTTTAGAGCAAGACCGCGCATCAACTCTTGGCTTCCGCCTTCGCTGCTTTCTAGTCGCGCTAGTGTTGCGCGACAAGCCTCTATCTCAAAGTCGGTAACTCCCTCTGCTTGGTTTAGCGCAATAGGAACGCCGTTGTTGTCGTTGATTAGCGCTGGAATAATGCGGAGGCGAGACATCGCTTGCGCTTTCCAGTTCATTGCGTAACGCAACTCACCTAAGCGGTCGTAATAATCAAATCCCTTGCGCTGCCAAGGAAGCGGTCGCTTACGGGTTTCCGCAACAGAGGTTTTTTGTGAAGGGTCGATTGTAATAGCAGCAGCAGTTAAACTGCGTGCTGGTCGCACCTCGAAGCGTCGCGCCACTTTTTTTATTCCCCCAACTAGGTCGGCAGGCGATTAGCGTATCTTATTCAGACCAAGAATCCAAACGACTAGACAACTCTCCTGCCACCGCGCTTATCGCCAACAAGCGAACGACGGATTTGCCCAAAGGAAGATGTTTTAAGACTATGACCAATCCGGCTGCCCAAACGCTCAGGCAGTAGGGGCAGTCCATCAGTTGCAAGGTTTTGCGACCAAGCCGAGTAGGACCAAATCTCATTATGAACTCAACGAGATGGTCGCGCTGCGCTTCAGTAATCTTGTCGGTTCCTGCCAGCCTCGTGAGCCTCCACGCTGCCAAAGTGTCTATTAGTAGGTCGGTTATTCCCAAGAGTCTACGCGGACAACAAAAGCGCACGGGTCGTCTCCATTATCCCACGCTTGCCACTCTTCGTCAGAACGGGGCAATCCATCGTGAGTATCGCAAACCACTAAACTACACCACTTGTTTTTTTGACCCATCTCAATCCACTCTTGTTGGTCTTTAGGTAACTTGTTTTTGCTCATCTTGCTCACTCCCTTTCGCCTCGTGTTGTTTGATTGCTTCCTTCGTAAGTTTGGCGATAGTCTGAACTTGATTTGCTTTGACTATCCACAACTGGTGATTAGGGAAAATAATCGTAGACATTGCTTCTTTGCTTACCACGACTCTAGCGCCCTTACTGCTCGCCGAGTAGACAATCCATCAAGAGTGTTCCCGTAAGCAAAAGATAGTGCTTTCCTTCTTTTTTCTTGAAGCGCCCAACCGTCAGCCATGACTACATCAAGCCACCGCTCAATCTTGTCGCCCGCAATCAAATCAGGGCAAGGAACGGAATCCCAAAACCGCAACCCGTGATTCACTTCCGGTCTCCACTTTGACGACCGAAGCGCAATCGTTTTTCCGGCACCAGCACCGGCAAACTCGTAGAGTGTGGAAGAGTTGTCTACGATGTAAAGCGAAGCCTGCGCCATGACCTCTCGCCACGACTCAACAATCTGAATCCCCGCTTCCTTGTATGCCAAGCGGAGTTTGTCTAGCACTTTTGGATGCCCGTGTCCGCGAAGTTGCC